TTTTTTTTTTTTTTTTTTTTTTTTTTTTTTTTTTTTTTTTTTTTTTTTGGGGGGACCCCTGTCTAACAGTGCTGCCCTACACAAAAATGAGTGTCTCCACTAACATACCAGCCCGTTATTACTATCTGGATATTTTGTCACAAAGTAGGATCAACCTCCTCTCCACGGATGTTAGTTTCATAGACTTCTTTCTTCTCATCTCGCCAGCCCAAGTCTCGTTCTCAAGGGATCTAGTGTCGAAATAGGAAAGAAGAAAGTTTTACTCTCTTGTCTGTTTAAAATCTTTTAACAGGTGAAAGATATATATTTTATGTCTGTTTGTCGACATCTACGCTGTGTATTGGAACGTCTCAGCACGAAGTGGCTTCGAAATTTTAACCCAAGCTCAAGCGCCCAGCAACCAAGTCTCATTTTCAAGGTAATATTTGGAAAGAAAACAAACAGGTTGTTTTGGAGTTTATCGACTTCTCGGTCTTGCTAATGTGTGGGTTGTCACACACAAACAGTTTTTATCGTCTTTGCTGACCTTGTTTTTAGGAGTTTAACGACTTCTCGGTCTTTAGTTTTTGGACTTCTCGGTCATGCATGGATCTAGTCCTTTACGGACCACACTTTCCCACAACCCCAATGAAGACAAAGCTCCACCAAAGATGTGTTAGGCCAGAGGGTGTTATGGCCCCCTCTAAGCCACCTGAATCTTGAGGCGCCCAGGTAATCCCCGCATCAGCGGTAACGTAGTTTAACGACTTCACGGTCGGAAATTGCTAGCATTTATAGTGTGGCCACCTGATTTTAAAGTTTATAGACTTTGTGGTCTTATATGATTATTTTCGAGGGGCACAGTTATGGCAAACTGTGTTCGGACCCCTGTCCCTGAACCTTTCTCGAGCATTGCTCATCAAGCGGGAACGTCGGTTTTTCCGACCCTTGTATCCTTCAACCTCATCCGAACCTAAAATGCCCCCATAAGAATTTACACCCGAACGTATCTAAGGAGACTTATGGGCCGCATCGCTAGTAGACAACCCCGGGCAACCCCTTGTCAGGACCCTTTGAATGGTAGAAGCCTCAAACGGTCATTGGCATCGTAAGGACAACCAATGCTTCCTTACTATAATCGGTGAGAGTTAGTTTTCATATAATTTGAATGGTTTGAGACCAGGGTTCTGAGTTGTTAAACTCTGCAACACCCCGAGCGACATCTCATTATGCCATGGGTACACTCAAACTACATGATCTATGCTCCCACCTCATATAATAGTTTCACATTGATCTATTTACACCTTTTCTCTTCGCGGTACTGGAAGTCCGGCGGGAGGGGATGAACCCCTTGATCCCATTATGCGCTCTGGCACCGAAATGATCTGATTGTGGCGGTTCTCACCATGACACTACGTCCGACAAAAGAAATTTTCAACACATTTTCTGCCTTTATCCTTAGGTAAGCTGTTGGCGTTATCGCCCGAAACCATAAACCAAACCCATTAACCAGAATCTCTTTAGTGAGCATCAACTCATACTGAATGGAAGCAATTTACTTCCAAGGCGGGTTCCTGCATACCTAAATGTACGTCACATAGACAATTGTTCCACATTCTGGGCGTAAGATAAGACATGTCCCAATGTTGGACCACGCCCCATCTTTTAACCCAGGATGGGAACACAGTTGCCTTTAGAATGTACCAGTAGAATTTATCAGAAACGTCATGATCAGTGGCGAAAATGAACACACCATTTCGACCAGCCTGAACCACACAGGAGTAGTCTTTGGTTACCACGATTTGACAACTTTTATCTTCACGAGGTATACGGATCAAGACCCGTTTACCTGTAGACCTAAGCTTTAGTGAAGAACTAGTCCTTATTATCTTACCATCAAATGCAGAAAATAAAGCCTGTTTCTTCACTGTCCAGTTGTCAAAGTCTACAACAACAACTATGAAAGAGCCTTTGACGATCTCAGGCAGACTGCCCAGATCTCGTGTTTCACCCAAGTTGACGCGCCCATTTACTATATGTTCAGCAGATGTCACAACGTTCCACCCCGGATGCACTCTCATAGACTTATCAAAGTTGTCACACGCAACAATGATAGTCTTGTAAACCTCAATTAAACCGTTTATAAAACCAACTATACCTGTGGAACCTGATCTGGCCACAACAACAGGTTGATTGCCACTTGCCAAAGCAGAGAGACATGTCCCTACAGCTTTTGGCACTAAGGAAGTTATGTCCCTAGATGCAACAGGCCTAAATTGTGTGGCTGCTTCAAGTGCAGCAAAAACTGGGTCAGCAGAATCAACAACATCATCTATGACAGCATTAACCGCGTCGCTTATCGTCTTCTCAAGAGGAGAAGATATTTCCGCAGATAGAGGCTCTGTGTCTAAAGTGGCGTCCATAGCGGCTGCTACAACACCGGTTGAAGGGAGTGGCCAAGTCAAAGTGCCCCAATCCTCTCCTTCTTCAAACACATAGTCATCCGGTAGCTCGTCATAACATTTGTCATCCGATGATTCATGATAGAAGTCTAAAGAGTTAGAGATATTTTGTGGACGCTCTGGAGACTTAACCGGCAGAGGAGGGTTGATGATAGGCCTTGGCTCAACTTGGTGCAGTAAGCCATAGTGTGACCAATCCAAAGATTGTGCCACAGGTGTGACTGGCGTACTACGTGAGGAACTTCCCATATTGCTATGGAAAGAAGAACTAGGCCAATTCAAGTTACCACCACTAGTTGGCGAAATCTTGTACGAAGACACTACTGTCTTCGACGACTTCACGACTGGTGTGGGTTCATCATCCTCCCATCCATCATCTTCGTCTTCCCAAGCTCCTTCATCATCCAACTCTTCTTCATCCGCATAACCACCTATCTTGACTGAACCGTACGAATCCGAAGCCACAAACTCTTTAATAGAGACATCGCCACCCGAAGTGACATGAATGCTCAAAGGTTTGAGATTTCCAAGTTCGCCGTTTGGTCCGGCATGGAAACCTATAGCTGCGGTAACGGTAATATGACCATCCTTGACCCAAGCTTTGTGCGTGTCGGCGAACCGACGAACCTTGTTCAACTGTGGATAATCAGTGGCAATCGCGCGGATGACCTCATCTCTCTTTTCCCTCAAGAACAGTGCAGCATAGCAAAAACCTTTGTCTGCGGCTGTTTTCCCTTCTATTCGGCTTCGACTTTCAGCCCTAGAACTGGCTCTAGGAGTACGGTGGTGTTCACTGTCATGCCTGCGCGAATGTGAAGAAGAACGGCCCGCTCGGGATTCTTTACTATGTTCGCGTGAGTGGGCACCATGGTGCTCCCTCCTCACGTGCTGAGTTCCGTCTTGCTCTTGATGTTCTGTACCTGCAAAAACAGAAGGCCGTACAGGTGGCTTTTCTGCTCTCTGAACTTCAAGCCTAAGCTTTTGTTCAGGATGTTCACGGTCTGGTTTAGCATCCCTAGCCGAGCTAGTGGATGCTAATGATCGTGATGAATTGTCAAGAAAATTGTTTTTGTTTTTAATGTTCATTTTAATTCGTCCCTTTTTCGGAGGGAAGCCCTATACTACTAAGTAAGAACCGAGCATCACGGAGTGCTAAGGTTAGCAAGGCTGCCCTTCTTCGACTAAACCAGTCGGCGGTTTCACTTTTGGCGCAGGTGAAGCGAGAGTTTATTTTATTTCATGTTGCAGTAAGATGCTAGCTTTATCAAATTTTTATTTCATTTTACAGTAAGTTGTTAGCTATTCAAATTTTTATTTCATTTTGCAGTGAGTTGCTAGCTTTTCTAAAACAAAAGAAAGGTGACATGCTGGCCTTGCAATAAGGTTCACCAAACCCGGGGGATAGTCTCGCTATTTGCCCAAACTCGACAGAGTATAAACCAGTTAAGGTCGACCCTGAGTCGTAAGTACAAAATCACAGTACCTTAACGTTGGCGAAACGTAAGTTTCCCATCACCCC